GGGCGGCATCGTGCGCGGCCAAGGCGCTCCGGGCGATGCGTTCGGCTCCATCCCGCAGCCGGGCATCCCTGCTGCCGCGTGGCAGATGCAGGAGTGGTTGAAGGTCAATCTGGAGAACCGCACGGGCTTCACGCGGTACTCGCAGGGCATGGACGCCGACTCGCTGAACAAGACGGCGACGGGCATCAACATCATCACGAGCAAGGCGGATATTCGCCTGCGCCTGATGACGCGCTTTGCCGCGCAGGGCATCCGCAAGATGTTCACCAAGCTCTTGAAGCTGGCAACCCAGCACCAGGACGCGGAGGACTGGTTCAACGTCAACGGGGAATGGCAGGCCGTCAACCCGTTTGAGTGGCGCGACCAGTTCAGCATCAAGATCAACGTGGGCCTCGGTCACGGCACCCGCGAGCAGAAGATGCAGGCGGTTATGGCGATGCTGCCGTTGCAGCAGATGGGCGTGCAGATGGGCGTTGTTCGCCCGGAGCACATCGCCAACACGATCCGACTGGCTGCCACGGTCAACGAGTTCAAGAATCCGGACGAGTTCTGCGATGCAGAGCCGACCGGCGCGCTGCCTCCCGATCAGGCCAAGCAGATGCAGGGCCAGATGCAGCAGATGGGTCAGGAGAACGAGCAGCTCAAGCAGCAGGTAGCCAGCAAGGATGGCGAATTGCAGCTCAAGGCCGCCGAGCTGGACCTGAAACACCAGGAATTGCAGCAGAAGGGGCGCGAGTCTCAGGCCAATTTCATGTTGCAGGCGCAATCGGCCCAGCGCGCCGACCGCGAAAGCGAAATCAAGGGTGCCGAATCGGCCCAGCGCATGCAGCAGTCGGGCGACGAGGACGCGCGTATCGACTCGCTGGAGCAACAGGTGGCGATGCTGTCTGCCGCCCTCTCGCAACTGTTCACGCAGCAGCCGTCAGCGGATGACGGAATGGGCATGGAAGCCCCTGCTGCACCCCCTCTCTAACGAAGGACGCCACGGATGGCACAGGCAACGATCCTCGCAACGGGCACAACCGCTGCGACCTCCACCGATATTGTCGTCGCGGCTGGCGCCAGCGTGACGGTCGGCCTTTTCACGGCTGATGCCAATGGCATTCCGCCCGACCACTTCGCATCCGTCTGGATTGACACCCCCAGCAACGACTTGCTGGTGAAGCAGCTCACGGGCGTCTGTCCGACCACCGTAATTGCTGGCCCCGGTACGTTCCGGGTGGTGCGCAAGGCAGGCACAACCAGCTTCGGCATCTTCACGGAGTCCTGATGAGCCACGAGGCGGACGTACTGCGCGGCAACCGGGCGCAGGAAGTTCTAGATAACGAGGTCTATGCGCAGGCGTGGACGCAGATTGAACAGGAAACGATCCGACTATGGCGCGAGGCAAGAGACCCAACGGAGCGGGAGCAGTTGCACCAATTCCTGCTGATGCACGAGAAGGCAAAGCGGGTGCTGGAGCAAGTCATGCGGACGGGGCTGCTAGCGCAGGCCGAGTTGGGCCGCAAGCTGAGCCGCGCCGAGCAGATTGGGCAGGCGTACGGGACGCGCTGGGCCGCCTAGAGCGTGCAGGCAACCCCGTGTGCCGCGTGGCCTTCCCTGGCGCGCCTGAGAGCGTCTGGAGCGGCCTGTTTGGCGGCGCCATCGTGATCCAGTCGGACGAGATCTACGCCATTACGTCTGATGGCAAGAGGCATCCGCTGTGAAGCCGCGCCTGCGTACGCTGCCAAAGACTGGCGATGCCGATAAATACGAACTGGTGTTCACCCTGCCAAATGGTCGGGAATTTGCTGATGAAATCTGGATTACTTCCTACGCCGGGCACGTTAACGGGCACGCGCAGGAATTGAGCCGCCTGATTAGCAGGCACATCCACCAGTTCAACCGCTGGGTGGCTAAAGAGTTCGCGGTCTAGGCCGCAACAGCGTCGCTAGGAAGCGGCGTTTCGTAAAACAAGGAAGTTCATATGAGCATGTTGGTAGGTGACGGCCATGACGGCCAGCCGACCGAAGGCGAAGTCACGCTTGACGACATTGCAGACGCAATGGTGGGCAAGCCTGAAACGCCGGACGAGTCGGATAAGGACGAGGAATCCGACGAGGCCGAAGGGGACGAAGCACCCGAGGATGAGGACTCCGACGAGGACGAGGAGCAAGAGGACGAGCCCACCTTCACCATCAAGGTGAATGGCAAGGACGTAGTTCTCAAGCAATCCGAACTCATCGAGATGGGCCAGAAGGGCGCGGACTACTCACAGAAAACGATGGCGGTGGCCGAGGAACGCAAGGCCGTAGAGGCTGAGCGCGCCCAAGCTACGCAGTACCGCCAGCAGCAGGAACAGGCGGCGCAGGAGGCTTCAGAACGGCTCCAGGCGTTGGCGACTTACCTGCAATCCCAGCTTGGCGAACCGCCGGGCATCGAACTTCTGCACACGCAGGGTTCGGACGTGTACCTCGCGCATAAAGAGCAGTACGAGCACCGTAGGGCACAGCTTCAACACGCATTTCAGGCGCAACAGAACGCTCAGCAGGACGCGCAGCTTAAACGCCAAGCGCGGATCGCGGAGCAGGCTGAGGCGACCGAGAAGGCGCTGCGAGACACCCTGCCGGGCTGGAATGACGAAATGCTGAACACCCTTGCCGGGTATGGCCGTGACTTTGGCCTGACTCCCGACATTGCGGGCGATGCGTTCGTCAGCAAGGGCTTCTGGGAAGTGCTGCACAAGGCGAAAGCCTATGACGCAATCCAGGCGCAGAAAGCGCAGATGAAGCCCAAGGCGCAGTTGGCGAAGGTCGATAAGCCCGTCGCCAAGAATCAGACCGGGAAGGTAGCGGAGCGCGCGAAGCGTGAGGCCGCCTTCAACAAATCCCCGAGCGTGGATGCGCTCGCAGACTTCTTACAAGGACGTTAAGCAATGCCTACCAATATGCTCCAGACCTATACGGTCATCGGCAACAAGGAAGATGTGGATGACAAAATCTACCGCGTCTCCCCCGAGGAAACCCCGTTCATCTCGATGATCGGCCGCGAGTCGGTTGATGCCGTCTCCCCCGAATGGCAGCGTGACGCGCTGCGTAGCCCGGCTTCCAATGCTGCGGTTGAAGGCGCTGACGCGACCTATGCCGCTCAGACCCAGCCGGAACGCCTGAGCAACAAGACGCAGATCATCCAAGACACCCTGAGCGTCACGGGCACCACCGATCGCATCGCCAAGTACGGCCGCGACAAGGAATCGGCCCGCCTCAAGGCGAAGAAGATGGTGGAACTCAAGAAGGACATTGAGTGGTCCGCCATTGCCAACGGTGCGTTCGTGGCCGGTTCGGCTGCGGTTGCCCGCCAGATGCGTGGCCTGTACGGCTGGTGCGCCACCAACAACGAACTCGGCGTCGCTGGCTCCCCGGCTGCCCCGGTCATCGCCACCAACACCGCTCCCGTCGCGGGCACCCTGCGTGCGCTGGACGAAGCCACCCTCAAGTCGCTGATCCTCAAGGTCTACAACTCGGGCGGCAAGGCTGAAGTGCTGATGGTGTCGCCGTCGCACAAGCAGAAGATCAGCTCGTTCACCGGCAACGTGACCCGTTTCAACGACGTGTCGAGCAAGGCCGTTCGCTTGCAGACCTCGTTCTCGGTCTACGGCCACGACTTCGGCGAGACCAAGGTTGTGCCGAACCGCGTCATGGTGTCCTCGGGCGCTGGCCTCATCAACACCGCCTATGTGCTCGATGCTGAGCAGTGCAAGTTGGGCGTGCTGCGTCCGTTCTCGTCCACCGATCTGGCGAAGGTCGGCGACGCGGACAACTACCAGATTCTTACCGAAGTCACCCTGAAGGTGAACGAGGAAAAGGCTCTGGGCGCGATCCGCGATCTGACCGCGACCGGCTCCTAAGTCGGCGTAGGTGTGTGACCTCGGGGCGGCTTCTACGGAGGCCGCCCCTTCTTTTTGGAGGATGGGATGAAGGGACGCATTGACTTTGACGACCACGGCCGCGAGGTCATCGTCCACTCCGAGAGTGCGGCCAGCGTTAACGCCGTCATGGAGGAGTGCAAGGCGCGTCAGTCGTGCGGCATCACGGGCGAGCGCGATATGCGCCACCTGGCCGAATACCCCGGCTGGCTCATCCAGAAGTATTGCGACACCGCTGGCATCCAGTGGAACGAGTGGTTCCAGAACCCCGTACACGCCCGCCGAATGATGGCCGACCCTGCGCTGGCCTATTTCCGTGTTGACACCCTGAAAGTTTCGACGCGGGGCGAATGATGCAATTCACTAATTACGACGCGTTCCGCGTTGCGCTTCAGACACTCATTGAGGGCGATGACAGCACGGGCGGCACGTTCAACACGTCCACGCTAGACCTAATGGTTGGCCTGGGCGAAGGCCGCGTCTATCACGGCGACAACCAGACGGGTGGCCTGCGTGCGTCCGCGATGGTCGAGGCGCTGAGCGCGACTGTCACTGCCAACGCCGCGCCGCTCCCGGCCGACCTGTTGGAATTGAAAGAGGTCTACTTCAGCGGCAAGGCGCCGTTGGATGTGGTCCCTCTGGACCGCCTGCGGGCGCTGGAGGCTGACGGACAATCGGGCGGTGACGCTCGCTATTGCGCGCAGGACGGCGACACGCTGCGATTCTGGCCCACTGCAACGGGCACGGTGCATGGCAGCTACTACGCCAAGCCGGACAGCATCGTCACGGTGACCCCGTGGGCCGATGCGACGACTTTTGCCCGCTATCCCGAGCTGTTCCTGTACGCCTGTCTCTATGAGTCGGCGCTGTACCTCGGCATGGACAGCAAGGCCCCCATTTGGGAGGGCCGTTACCGCGCGTTGGCGGACGGTGCGAACCATAGCGAGCGGTCACGCGTGTTCGGTGGCCCGCCGCTGCGAGTGCGTACCCGCTAATGGCCCGCAAAGTCCCCTTCAACATCGTTGGCGGCGCATACGCTGACGATGCGCTGCCGTGGTCGGCGCAGGATTGCGTCAACTACATCCCGGTATTCGCCGAGAAGGACGGCACGCGCTCGCCCAAGATGCTGCGCGAGCTTCCTGGCTGCGTGACGTTCTCCGCAGATATGGCGGCGGCCCCGGTGCGCGGTCTGCACGACTGCGAGGGGGCCTTGTTCGCGGTGGTGGGCACGACGCTGTACCGCATCGGCACGGACAGCGATGCCACGGCGCTGGGCACCATTCCCGGCACTGAGCGCGTCACGATGGCGCACAACCAGATCACGGCTGGCAACCAGATCGCCATTGGTAACGGCCAGTCCGGCTACGTGTGGGACACCACCACGGCCACGCTGACGCAGATCACGGACGATGGCTTCCCCGGCTTCCGGTCGGTGGACTTCATTGACCAGTACATCATCGGCGTGGAGCCG